GCATGTGCGGACCTTTCGGTGAGGTGTGTCAGGCCGTCAGCGACGGTTGTTGAATCGGTCGGCGGCCGGGCGCAGATGCGGACGCGGCGGGGTGTCCTCGGTGCCTAGCTCGACCAGCGGGCCGTAGGCCGCGCGCTTGTTCCAGCCGACGTGGAACTCCACGCCTTCGGCCGAGCGCGCCTTCTCGACCGCGATGTTCCGGGCGAGGTTGCCGGAGTCCTTCGGCGCACGTCGGCTGGCTTCTTTGCGGATCTCCTCCGCTACCGCCTCGACGCGGTCCTCCACGGCCCGGCTGCGGACGATCGCGGCGAGTGCCGCGGAAACGAATCCCCGCTGGGCGATTCGCACGATCAGACCTTGTCGACCCAGGACTCGGTCTTGGAGCCTTCGCCGGTGGGCATCTTGTCGTAGCCGTGCTTCTTGACGTTGCTGACCGGGACCGGGTCGCCGGTGTTGTAGGCGCGGGTGCCGTTCACGTCGATGGGCCGGTTCGCCACGTAGGTGCCGTACTCCTCGGCCTGCGCGGCAATGTCCTCAGCCACCGGGTCGGACAGCGTCTCGGCGATCTTCGGGTCGGTGTTCTTGGCGGGCACGGTGATGCTCCTTACGTGAGTTCAACCTGTAGATCGACCACGAACCGGGCACGGCTCGTGGTGGTGTCGGGGTTCGGGACGACCTGACCGGCCACGGCGCTGGAGATGGTGGCCGCGCCCCAGGTCCCTCGGAGGTCACGGGCAACCGACCGCAGTACGGCGGCGACGGCCTTGGCGTCGATCACCTGTTGCTGTGATCCACCCGCGCCCCAGACGTCAACCTGCACGCGGGCGGAGAGGGTCTCGGGCCGGATCTCGTCCTCATCGACAAGGGACAGCACCAGCAGCGGGTAGGTCGCCGTACCGGGGACGGCGTAGTAGATGCGTTGGGCAACGAGCGCTGTGAGACTCGGCTGCGCTACCAGGGCTGCCCGGACAGCTACGACCGGGTCAGCGAGTACCGGGGTGGGCATCGGCTATCCCCCTGTCACGCGGAAGCAGAAGGCTTCGATGTGATGCGGGCGGCCCCGGTGCCGGTGGTTCTCCGGCGGCCCGTCGATCCAGTAGTCCACGCCGAGGAACCGCAGCCGGTCGGCCGCCGTCACGTCCGCCTCGGGAGGCAAGAACGCTTTGTGTGTGGACTCGGTCCGCTCCTGGCCAACGATCTCCTCAGTGGAGCTGATCGGCTGGAACTCGCCCGGGTAGTCGGTCTTGGTGAGGGCTCCCTCGGCGACTGTCCAGTCGGGTGCGGTGGAGCCGTCCGGCTCCACGATGGTGGGGGCGCGAACGACCGTGACAACGTCGCGGAAGCGCATTGGCTTAGGCGTTGCCTGCGGTGATGATGAACGAGGTCACGCTGACGGTCGCGCCTGCGGTGATGCTCGTGCTGTTGAGGTTGAGGTCCGCCCCGGAGGTGCCGACGCTGCCGTCCATCACGTGGGTTGATCCATCGGACTGGACAATCCGAAACCATGTCGCGGTACCGGTCGCGTCGGCCGAGGCGTCCTGCGCGATGGACGACAGGGTCAGCGCTCCAGCCGAAGCCGAAGCGGCCGAGGGGTCGGTGAGAGTGAGCTGCGCGAGCAGTGTCGTCGCGGTGCCGCCGGTTGCCGGCCTGCTGCCGTCGTAGATGCGGAGCAGCGCGGCACCGGACCCACCATCCATCCGGGCAGTGATCTGGTCGAGCTGCGCGTTGCGCAGCGCTGTTGCGTAGCCGAGCGCCATTGGCGTTTCCTCCTGGTGTGGGATCAGGGCTGCGGGGTCACGCCCGCGTAGGGGCGGGTCGTTCGGCCGGTGGACGGGCGGGCGGTGGTTCCGGTGTTGGGCCGGGGCGTGATCGCGGAGAGCGTCGCGCCGGAGGCGGCAGCGGTTTGGCTGGCTTGGGTGACCGCGACGGTGCCGGTGATCTCCGTCAGCACGACGCCGCTGGCTACTGCCGTGTCGGCGGCCTGGGTGGGGCTGGCGGCCCCGGCGTAGCCGAGGACGCCGCTCGCTGCTGCTGTGTGCGCCTCCTGCGCAGTTGCAGCGCTCCCGGCATAGCCAAGGACCCCTGAGGCTGTCGACGCATCAGGGGCCTGCGTGGGGGCCGCAGAGCCGGTGATACCGGCGGCGGTGACAGTGCCGGAGGCGGCGGAGGTGTTCGCAGCCTGTGTCGACGCGGCGGTGCCGGTGTAGCCGAGCTTGCCCGCTCCGGTGGCGGTGTCGCTGGCCTGAGCTGGTCCGGCCGTGCCGGTGTAGCCGAGCTTCCCCGAGGCGGCGGAGGTGTCGGCGGCCTGGGCCGGTGCCGCCGTACCGGTGTAGCCGAGCTTGCCCGAAGCGGCCGACGTGTTCGCGGCCTGGGCGGGTCCGGCGGTACCGGTGTAGCCGAGCTTCCCGGAGGCGGCCGACGTGTCGGCGGCCTGGGTCGGTGCGGCCGTGCCGGTGATGGCGGCGGAGGTTGCTGCCGCGATCTCGACGATGATCCCACCGCCACGCGAGCCAGACGCCCAAGACACCGAGCCAGCGGTGTCCGTGCCCGCGATGTACTGGGTCTCCACCGCTGCAAGCGTCACGGTGGTCACGTCGGCCAGCTCGGTCCAGCCAGCGCGGGGGGTCTTGGCCTCCTGCACCTGGTGACCCCAGCCGGAGTACCCGCTGTTGCCCGAGGTCATCGCGCTGGGGTAGTTCACGCTGGCCGAGGTCGCGCCGGACGCGGTGGTCACGCCGGTCGTCTGCACGATGGCACCGGAGCCGTTGGTGCCGGACGTGTCGACGTTCGCATCCGACTGGTCAATGGACCACTGGATGCGGGTCATAGTGGCGGGCGCGAACGAGATCGTCACAGCCCCAGCGCTGGGGGCAGCCGCCATTCCCCGGAACACGAAGATGGTTGCCCGGTCGGTGCCGGAGTTGTCCACGTCCTGCGAGCCGACAAGCGCATAGGTGATGCCGTTGCCGGTGACAGTCGGCGTACCGGGCTGGGCGGAGCCGGTGCTGATGTAGGCGTGGACCGTGACCAGGATCAGACGGTTAGCAGACGGCGAGATTGATGCCGTGTTGGCCGATTGAGCGGCGGAGGTACCGCCACCGGTGAGATTGCTGAAGGTCGGGGCGGTCATGACTTCCCCCCCTCAGCCGATCCGTTCCGCCGGGTCCGGCCACGACAGCGCGACCGGGAAGGCACCTTGCGGTTTGCCGAGGGATGAGCCGCCAGGGCCGTTCGCCCAGTCGTGCAGGGCGGCCCGCTCCCCGGCGGTCAGGTAGACACCGTTGCTGGCCGGTGGGGTGTTGAAAACGGCGGTGGTGGAGCCGGTGGTGTCCTGCTTGAGTCCCTCAGGGTTCACGTACGCCCGAGCCGACGCCGAAAGCGCCACACTCTTGGCGATCGAGGGCCAGGGGTCTTGCGCGCCGATCTCGGCGGTGATGAGCCCCTGGGCTAGGTCAAGCAGCAACAGGTTGGCCGTAGCCGTGTCCAGGTCGGTCTGGATGAACGAAGCGAACTCTGCGAGCGTGGCGATATCGGCCATGTCTCTCGCGGCCTCCCTGCTGTTGAAGGGACAGGGACCACCCCCCTGACTGTCGCCGAGTCAGGGGGGTGGTGGATCAGCTGTACAAGCCGCGCAGCTCGTCGCGGGTCAAGCCCTTGACCTCGTCCGGGGTCGCCTTCCCGGAGTCCACTGCGTACGTGGCCCATTCCTCCTTGGTCGCGTTGCCAGCCGGGCGAGCGGGCTCGTCCGGCTGCTCGGCGGGGGCCGCCTTGGCGGTGTTGGTCTCCTGGCTGTCGTCGCCCAGGAACCCTTCCTCAGCAAGGCGCTTCACGTCCTCCGGGTCGGCGTTGCCCGGTACGGGCTGGCCGACATACAGGTGCATCAAGCCCTGTTCCTTGGTCCGCACGATCACCAGCGGAGCGGTGACTACGCGGCCCATCAGATGGCCGTGATCTTCCACGCGGAGGCAGGCTCCAGGACAACCGGCACGGTGACCCGGCGGCAGCGCACGCGCCACTCGTCGGTCTCGTCCTGGCGCATGGTCTTGACCTGCACGCCCACGCCGCCAGCGGAGGTGTAGCCGGGGCCGCCCAGGTCCTCGTCGGCCATGCCGCCGAGCTGCTGGGAGTCCAGGACGAACGCGGTGTTGGCGGTCGGCACGTTCGGCGACGCGAGCCAGCGGAGGCCCAGGATCGTGGGGAACTCGCCGGTCACGGCCGGGTTGCTCGACGGGGTCTCGCGGGGAACGTAGCCAGCGGCAACGAACGCCACCATCGCGTTGACCCAGTTGATGTCGTCCAGGACGACGGTGTCCGGGTCGTAGCCCTGGTTGAGCGCCAGGATGTTGGCCTTCGCCAGGCCCACGTCCTTGAGGATCTGCGCGGCGGTCGCGGTCGACCAGTCAGCAACGGCAGCGGTGGACTGGGTGACAGCCGACGCGACAGCCGACAGCGCGATCGAGTCCACGTACTTGACGTTCTGGTTGGCGAGCTTGATCAACGCGCGGTTGACCGGGTCCATCCGACGCCGGGCGATCGACGCGTCAGTGATCAGGGCGTCCTGGCCCCAGTTGACGGTCTTCGCCAGCGAGGCAGGGCCGGTGGCCGGGGAGACCAGCGGGTACTCCGCGCCAGGCGCGACAGCTCGCGGGTCCTCGCCGGAGAAGATGGACTCGCCGGTCTCGTACTCGATGGAGCCGGAACCGGTGGCGCTGAACCGGCCAGTGAGAAGGGCGTCTGCGATGTACCGCTGCTCCAGCAGGGTGCGCAGCCGTCGTGCGATCAGCGTGGGGTTGTTGAGGAACCGGCTGATCGTGATGTTGTCGCCGCTGATCGAAGGCGCAGCGGGCGGGTAGGTGTACGGCATGTTGTGTGGTCCCCTTACCGGATCATCGCAACTTCGACCAGGTCGCCATCTGCGGCGGCACTGGTGAGGGCCACGCCGACCAGGGTGCCGAAGGTTCCGGCTCCGATGGCGGCGATCTTTCCGGCGGCTGCCGCGTTGACGAGATCGCCAGCGGTGATGGCCGCAGATGCGGTCAGGCGCTGGATGCCACCCCGGTGCAGGGTGACCTTCTCGCCCACGGCGGAGTCGAACGCGGCAACGCCGCAGACCTTCACGGACGCGGCCCCGGCCGGGCCAACAGTGCCGACGCCGTTGACCTCAACGAGTCGGCCGCCGACGACCGCAGTCGTTGCGACAGTGGCGGTGTACGCCTGTCCGGGCTTGTACAGCGGAACGTAGTCAGCCATGACTTATGCCCCCTTCTCCGCACCGAACAGCGCGGAATAGACGTGGTTGTCGTCGTCCTCGGCCACGTCGGTCAACGAACCGGTGTAGCCCCTCGGCGCGTCGACAGGGATCAGACCCTTGGCCAGCGAAGCCAGCTCGGCCTCCGAGCCGGGGTCCTTGGCGAGCTTGTTGAGCCAGTCGCCCTTGCGGGCCGGAGAGATCCGGCCGTCGCGGACAGCGGCGTTCACGAGGGTTTCGCGGTGCGTGGCCTGCTGGGCTTCGTACGCCTTGCGGCCCGCCTCCGCGTCCCGCCGCATCTGATTGAAGATCTCCTCAGAGACGTTGACGATCTTGGGCTCCGGGCCCGTCTCGCCTTCCTCGGTGGAGGTCTCGTCCTCGTCCGGGTCTTCGGCCGGCAGATCCGGCTCGGTGGTCTCGGGGGCGGGGTCGGGCTCGGGGGCGGGGATGGCGGCGAGAATCGCTGCCTCGTCGGCGTCGGCGCTGAGGCCGAGCCGCTGGCGCACCTTGGCCAGGGTTTCCGGCATGTCGGATCCTTCCTCTGTGCTGCTGTTGGAGTTCTCCGGCTCGGCCGGAAAGTGTGGGGCCGGGGCTTCAGCGCGTCCGGCGTACGCGAACATCGACAGGTTGAACTTGGCCTTCGACTTGTCGCTGGCGGTCTTGGACGGCTCGACCCGATCGGCCAGCCCGGCAGCGACCGCTTCCTTGTCGCTGAACCAGGTCTCTGCCTTCATGGCGTCGCGCCACTGCGCCACGTCGCCACCGGCCTTGTCGGCGTAGGCGGACGCGAGGTTGTCCGACGCGCGGCCCAGCTCGTCGGCCATCTTGGTCATCTCGTCCGCGTTGCCGATGGCGATTCCCCACGCGTCATGGATCATCATTTCGGCGTTGCGGGACATGACCACCTCGTCGCCACCCATGGCGACGATGGAGGCGGCGGACGCGGCCAGGCCGTCCACGAAGACAGTGACCTTCGCCTTGTGCCGCCGTACCGCGTTCAGCATCGCAATGCCTTCGAAGACGTTGCCGCCGGGCGAGTTGATCCGCAGGTGGATCTCGTCGGTGTCAATGCTGTTGAGGTCTTCCGCGAAGGTCTTCGCGGAGACGCCGGTGCCGAACCAGGGGTCCTCGCCGATCTCGTCGTACATCAGGATCTCTGTCACGGCAGGGGTTTCGGCTGCGTTGCGGATGCGGTACTGGCCGCGCCGGTTCATCAGTCGCGTGGGGGTCACGGGGCCTCGCCTCCGGGTAGTGGGTCCTTGGGCGGCAGGCCGAGTGCCTGACGCATGGCCTCTTCGAGGCTCTTGTCCGGCAGGAGAATCCCTGCGTCGGCGAGGAGTTTGATGGCGGCGGCGGTGGCCTGCTGCTGGCTCCCGATCTCCTGGAAGCCGATGAGCGGGGCGGGCTCGTCCGGGCCCCAGTTCCAGTCCACGATGTCTTCGACCACATGCTGCGTCGCAACGTCCGCGATCTGCTGCCCCAGTGCCTGAAGAGACAGGGTGAAGAAGTCCGCGAACGTGGAGCCGAGTGCCCACGAGCCGGTCTGTGTTCCCAGGTTCAAGAAGTGGGCCAGTACGGCGCGGCCGATCTGCTCGTCGTGGTACCGGACCCACGGCAGCGCGTCGGGCAGGTCGCCCTCCACGCCCGCCAGCCGGAGCTTGGCTCCGTTCGGGGTTGCAGCTCCGGCCCCGTCACCGGCCCGGACGGACGTTGCCAGCGTCGTACCGGCGGTGAGGTCTGTTTCGCCCTCGGCGGCCTCGTAGATCGGGAGGCCGAGTCCGTTGCGCTCAATGGTCATCGTGCCGACGCGCAGCAGGCGATCCTTGAGGAGCCAGTTCTTGTAGGCCGGGCGGAGCAGCGACATCCCTGCCCAGTTGCCGCCCTCGCGCTCGTAGACGTAAGCGACTAGCCGGGTGATCGGGATGGTTGTCGGGCCGGAGGTCTCAAGCAGCCCGTACTGTTCGATGGCCCTGAGGCCACCATCCGGGGCGACGTCGAAACCGGAGATGGTCCGCGACGGCCGCAGGCCCAGCTTGCGGAGGTGCGCCAGGCCACGCTCGTCGAGTCGCGCCTCCTGCTCGAAGTAGGCGTGCCCGAAGGGCAGCATGAGGAGCGCCAGCCGCAGGTGCTCGTGCCAAGAGAAGCGGTCGCGGGTTCGCCTGGCGGGCTTGGGCTCCTGGCCCTTGATGGGCAGGTTGAGGTCCCCGGCGACGTGCTCGACAACCTCGTCCCGGGCCCCGTTCGGCTCCACCCACCAGTCGGTTCGCAGGATCGGCAAGACGACAGCCCGCAGCACCGAGCGAATCTGCGCATCCTGTCGGCGCATCTGGTCGCAGACCGGCACCGAGGATGGCCACCGGAGTTCAGGGGTGTCTTCGTCGGTGACGCCCGGCGGAGACCAGAACGTGCTTGTTTCGTTGGTGTATCCAGTCGCCGCTACCGGAGGCGGAACCTTTTCGGCCACAACCGCCTCCTCTCGTGGAGTTCTAGAAGCTTGCGGACAGCAACACGTCGTGCGCCGCGCCAGTCAGCGCGACCGGCGGAGGCGGTGTCGGGATCTCGTGGATGGGTTGCTGAAGGGCCCAGATCGCCCCGGTGACAGCGACCAAAGGCGCAGCGTCGTGGGGCGAGTGCTTCCGATCCCAGACCCACGCGTCGCCCAGCGGCCGGGTGACGGCGGTGTTGGCGGC